ACACTTTTGAGGAACGGTTTGAGTACCTCAAGATCGGCGGGGCGGTGGGGAGTTCAACCTTTGGTTTTGATCGCTATCTTAACCAGAGGTTTTACTCCTCCCGTGAGTGGAAGAGCACTAGAGATTACGTCGTAGTTCGGGACCATGGATGTGACCTAGGGATCAAAGGTTACGAGATCTATCAAGAACTTCTTGTTCACCACATGAATCCGATGACGCCAGACGACATCATTCATGCGGAAGATTGGATCTTTGATCCGGAGTACTTAATCACAACCACGCAGCGAACGCACAACGCAATCCATTACGGAAGAACTAGACTTCTCCCAAAGCTTGCACTCAAACGTGAGCCCGGAGACACGAGACTCTGGTGAAAGGAGGGAACGTGGAAAACAGCATTCTCGATACAACCAAAAAGATCCTCGGAATCAGTCCCGAGTACAAAGCCTTTGATTTGGATGTCATCACGCATCTCAACGCAGCGCTTGCTGTTGTTGCTCAACTAGGCGTTGGGCCAGCAGACGGTCTGTTTGTTGAAGATGAGACTACGCAGTGGGGTGATCTCGCCGTCCCGGCAAATCAACTCAACCTTGTGAAGTCGTACGTCTTTCTCAAAGTACGAATCTTGTTCGATCCGCCGTCCACCTCGTTTCACACTGAATCGATGCAGAATCAGATCCGGGAAATGGAGTGGCGGCTCAACGTTTTTAGAGAGGAGACGGAGTGGGTACTTCCCCTGAAGTAGAGCAGTTCATTGAGCATTACGGAGTGAAAGGGATGCGCTGGGGCACAAGGCGTTCTCGTTCAGAACTTCGAAAAGAAGCAAAGACGCGCAAAAAGCGAACACCGCACGAGGAAAACATTGAGCTTCGTCTTACTCGTGAAAAAAAAGCGCTTGAACTTTCAAACGCTGACTTGAAAAAAGCCATCAGCCGCATGGAGTTGGAAACAAAGTACAACAACATGAACCCCAAAGGGCTAACGAAAGGTCTTACTTCAACGCAGAAAAAAGTTGGAGCGTTGTTGGCTCTTGGCACGACAATCAATGGGGTTATTGCTTTTGCAAATAGCCCTGCCGGTAAAGCCGTTGCTTCGGCTCTAAAGAAAGCCCCAAAAACGGTTTAAATGGGCCTTTCAAACACCGCCGTTCCGATTTATTACGGTAAGTTTCGAGACGCTGTTCTTCGTGGGGAAATTCCTGTAAACAGAGAAATATCGGCAGAAATGAACCGAATTGACGATCTTATCGCCGATCCGGACATTTACTATGACGATACCGCTGTTGAAGGATTTTTCAAATTTTGCGAGAACGAGCTTACACTTACCGATGGGTCGGACCTAAATCTGCTCGATTCGTTCAAACTTTGGGCGGAACAGGTTTTTGGTTGGTGGTACTTTGTCGAACGAAGTGTGTATGACCCAGAGACAAAGACTTTTGTTCAAAAGGTCATCAAGAAACGCCTGACCACAAAGCAATACTTGATCGTCGCTCGAGGAGCGGCAAAGTCAATGTATGCGGCTTGCATTCAAGCGTACATCCTGAACATCGACACAGCTACCACTCACCAAATTACAACCGCACCAACAATGAAGCAAGCAGAGGAGGTGATGTCGCCGCTTAGGACTGCTATCACACGCGCACGAGGGCCTTTGTTCAAGTTTCTGACAGACGGGTCCCTAAAGAACACCAGTGGGCCTGCTGCAACAAGAGCAAAATTGGCGGGAACCAAAAGAGGCATCGAGAACTTCCTTACGGGGTCACTGCTCGAGATTCGACCGATGTCAATCACCAAGCTGCAAGGCCTTCGCCCCAAAGTTTCCACCATTGACGAATGGTTGTCCGGCGATATTCGTGAGGATGTTGTTGGCGCAATTGAACAAGGGGCATCAAAGCTTGATGATTACCTCATCATTGCAACGAGCTCCGAAGGAACTGTTCGAAACGGATCTGGCGACACAATTAAGATGGAGCTAGCCAGCATCCTCAAAGGCGAGTTCAAAGCACCTCATATTTCGATTTGGCACTACAAGCTAGACGCCATCGAAGAGGTTGCTAACCCAGAAATGTGGATCAAAGCACAACCAAACCTTGGTAAAACCGTAACGTACGAGACGTATCAACTGGACGTTGAACGTGCTGAAAAAGCACCTGCTTCTCGTAACGATATTTTGGCAAAAAGGTTTGGAATCCCGATGGAGGGGTATACGTACTTTTTCACGTATGAAGAAACGCTTCCTCACCGACCTCGGGATTTCTGGGGCCTTCCTTGTGCCCTAGGCGCCGACCTTTCTCAAGGCGACGACTTCTGTGCATTTACTTTTCTATTTCCATTGTACAACGGATCGTTTGGCATTAAGACTCGTAGTTATATTACTACGCTGACTCTTGCTAAACTTCCTGCCGCAATGAGAATCAAATACGAAGAGTTCATCCACGAAGGGTCGCTCCAAGTTCTCGACGGAAACGTCCTTGACATGATGGAGGTCTATGACGATCTTGACAACTTCATTCAGGCGGCGTCTTACGATGTTCGTTGTTTTGGGTTTGACCCTTACAATGCTCGTGAGTTTGTCAATCGTTGGGAAACCGAGAACGGACCGTTTGGGATCGAAAAGGTTATTCAAGGGGCTAAGACCGAATCGGTCCCCCTTGGTGAACTAAAGATCCTAGCAGAAGAGCGAGCTCTAATCTTCGATCAGTCGTTGATGACTTTTGCCATGGGTAATGCCATCACACTTGAAGATACCAACGGAAACCGAAAGCTTCTCAAGAAGAGAGCCGAAGACAAGATCGACAACGTGTCTGCCTTGATGGATGCATACGTTGCGTATAAACTCAACAAGGAGGCTTTCTTGTGACAACATCGAAACAAAACGAAGGGGGTGAATAGTGGCTATTGTCGAACGTGTAAAGAATGCTTGGAACGCTTTTCGATTTGATGAGAAAGAAAAGCTGGCCTACGATTACAACGCTTCGCTCGGCCCGAGCACTAGCATCCGCCTAGATAGGACACCCTCTCGTTTCTACAATGAACGGTCAATCGTTGGGACGGTTCTAACTCGAATGAGCATGGATGTTGCTGGGGCTCCAATTCGACACATCAAAGTTGACGATCTGGACCGGTATCAGGCGGATCTCGATACAGCATTCAACACCTGTCTGACGTTGCAGCCAAACCTGGACCAAGGCCCTCGAGCTTTTAGGCAAGACATTGCTATGACGATGTTTACCAAAGGTGTGGCGGCCATCGTTCCGGTTGATACTCAGCAAGATCCAACAAGAACTGAAAGGTTTGACATTCATACCTTGCGTGTTGGTGAGATTGTTGGCTGGTATCCACGGCATGTAAAAGTGGATCTTTACAACATTGCAACTGGACTTCGAGAGCACATTACTCTTGAGAAGAAGTTTGTTGCTATTGTAGAGAATCCTCTGTTTGCCATCATGAATGAGCCTAACTCGACTCTTCAGCGACTGATGGCTAAATTGGCGATGCTGGATAACGCTGATGAATTGGCGTCTTCTGGTAAGCTTGACCTGATCATTCAGCTCCCTTACGTTGTTAAGTCTGAAGCCCGTAGGCAACAGGCTGAGCAGCGTCGAGCCGACATCGAGCTTCAGCTAAAGGGCAGCCAATACGGCATTGCCTACACAGATGGAACCGAGAAAATTACTCAGCTGAACCGCCCAGCGGAGAACAATCTCTTGAAGCAGGTCGAGTACCTTACCAAGATGTTCTTCTCTCAGCTTGGCATCACAGAAGAGATCTTGAACGGCTCTGCCGATGAAAAGACCATGACTAACTACTACAACCGTACTGTTGAGCCTGTGCTTGACGCTATTGTTGAAGCAATGCAGCGGTCTTTTCTTGGGTTTAGCGGGACAGAAGAGAACGAGCGAGTTCGTTACTTCCGTTCGCCGTTCAAGTTGGTTCCGGTCAACGACATGGCTGAGATCGCGGACAAGTTTACTCGAAACGAAATTCTCACATCAAATGAGATTAGAGGTGCGATTGGTATTGCGCCGTCTAATGACCCCAAAGCAGACCAGCTTGTGAATAGCAACATGCCGGCAGCAACACCAACAACTCAGGAGGCCATTGCCTTGAAAGGAAACGGTCAAAATGGAAGCTGATTTCAGCGGTTACGCAACAAAAGCGGGGCTGCGTTGTTCCGACGGTAAGACCATCATGCCCGGTGCGTTTAAGCATCAGGACAAACAGAGGGTTCCTCTCGTCTGGCAGCACGGCCATAACGACCCAAGCAACGTCCTTGGACATGCTCTTCTGGAGCATCGAGAAGACGGCGTGTATGCCCACGGATTCTTCAATGGAACTCCAAAAGCACAGCACGCCAAAGAGCTTCTCATCCACGAAGACATCAACATGATGTCGATCTGGGCCAACGACCTTGTCATGAAAGCTGGGCGAGTCATGCACGGTGCTATCCGTGAAGTCAGCCTTGTCCTTTCTGGGGCAAACCCCGGCGCTCTCATCGAGCACGTTTCGATTCGTCACTCCGATGGCGACGAGGTTCTCGATGACGAGGCAATCATCTACACGGGCATCCCGCTCGAGCACGCCACGGCTGATGATGACCCCAAAGAAGATGAGGAAGAGGGGGACGAAGAAGAGGGCGAGACGGATGAGACCATCCGCGACGTCTACGATTCTATGACCCCCAAGCAGCAGCAAGTTCTTCATTACATGCTGGCTCAGGCCCTTTCGGACACCGAGCAAGACGAAGAAGTCACCCAAGACAACATGGATTCTGATAAGGAAGGAACCACAATGACCCACAACGTGTTCGAGAAAGACGGCAAGCC